TGCCTTGACTCTGCGACCGTGAGTGTATTCAGCACCCGATTGCTTGGAGTCACCAGAGACCATCTTGCCACCCTGCGAGCGGGAGTCAGCATACTCTTTGTCAGACTGACCGTGCTTACCCTTGTAACGCTCATCAAGAATGATCTCAGCGATCTCTCTTTGAGTCTTGGATTCGGCAAGACGCTTATCAATATAAGCAATCGCAGCATCAGCATCATAGTTATGCTGAGCATATTCAACAACATACGTTGCGGTTTGCACGTCTGCTGGAGAATATTTCAGCAGTTTAGAAGCGAGTTCGATGTTCATTTCTTTTGCTTGCGATAATACTATTTAGATTTTCTGAAGTCGCTGAACTTGCGAACTTCTTGACCAGGAGTCATTGCCATAACTGCTGCACGATATGCATCAGTTCCAACTTTCCAGGTATTGCCACTGCCATCGTCGGCAGATGTATGCTTTTCTTTAACTTCATTAAGGGAAGTCAACCAGCAGCGGAATCTCCAACCATTCGCATCTTCAAAGATGGCATAGTTAGTTCCACGATAAACAATTTCACCAATCACACCTGTATCCAGATGCTCAACAAGTGAACCCATACCAAAAATTTCTTTAGCAACATATGCTTCACGGAGACCTTTCTGATCCAGTTTAGGAGCAATCTCCCACATCTCAGAAACTTGTTCTTGGTCTGAGATGCCCATACCCTTACGAACTTCATTCATAAGACGACGAGCAACACTCACGTTTCCGCCAGGGACACCCTCAGCAAATGATTCAAGATCACCACTTGCAGCAAATGCTCTCATCTTAGATGCCGACATACCCTCAACACCTTCAGCGTCAGGGTCACGTTCACCTGCAGAAACAACTTTCAGTTCTTCAAATTCGTATGCCTGACCGTTGTACTTCTCAAGCAGCGATTTGAATTCCGAAACACGATCAGATCCAACAACCAGAGTAACTCCAGTGTACCCTTCATCCTGAAGTGCCACCATCACATTAAAAATGTTGGTGAGACCACTATCATTCACAATTGCATCCGAATGACTCGGATACATTTCATTCATAAACTTGATCTTCAGTTCAGGTTCAAGAGGATTCTTCTTTGGATCAACAGAACGAGAAGGATAAATGCGATAGTTATCAACACCCTCTCTTGCCACAGCGTCAAGAAGTTTCTCGTGTCCAATAGTAGGAGGATTGAAGCGACCAAATGTCACTGCAATTGTACCCAAACCTTCACCACTTTCCAGATGCTCATCTTCAGCGGCACCCTGCTCAGCACTTTTTTGTGCTGCTTGCGCTTCTGCCCTATCTACAGCAACCAGTCTCTTTCCGCCTTCAGATTTAGCAACAATGTTGCCACTTCTGTTAGCATAGTAACCGTGTCCTGCGTGTTGCAGACCTCGTTTTGCTGCGGCATCTCCCGCTACAGTTCTTGCTTCAGTGAGAAACGTACTGAATTTCATTATTACTTGACGTGTTTCCTTATATATTTATTAACCCCAATTCTTCTCTACCGTAAAATTGGCACGAGAGAACTCCAAACGATCGACCAATTTCAAAGCAGCGCCAGACTTGATTGCGACAAAACCTTCAGGTGCAGTAACACGGAATCCGTTTTCAGTCTTGATATAGGTACCAATATCTTTAACAGATTCAAGTTTACGGATGATCATCGTCTTTGCATCTGTCAAGTTAATATATGAAGCAACTGTCATATAGATTGCTCTCTCATTTGCCCTAATAAATTTAAGACCATCCTGCTGAATCTTACGATACTTTGCCTGCGTCGTTGCAGTCTTCTTCAGAGCAATCTCTTTATCAAGAGCAGCACGATAATAAGAAGCAAATCCAGCAGCAACTTTCTTTGTGTCTGCGATAGCAATACCCTTACGAATGTAAGAGTTAAAGTACACCTTGAACATAGCAGATAAAAGGAACTTACCGTCACCAGTCTGCTGAAGAATATTCAAGAACTGACTTGCCTGCTTAAGGGATCCCTCTGCACGATTTACTTTCATATCATACTGACGCTTCTGTGCCTGAGTAAATAGGGATGCACCAGTGGCATCAGTGAAGTTGGATGAAAATACAACAACTCCAGGAACATTCTGCATTCGACTAACATCCACACCAAAAGAGGGTGTCATATCGAGAAGATTGGGACCACCACTATAACTGGTGTGGAACACAATACCGAGTTGTGCTTTCTTGACACGCTGTCCCAGTTCTGACTTCTCTGGAATAGCATAAGTAATAGTGTTGGGTTGAAAAGAAATTACCTGCTCACCACCGATAGTACGAGTTGTCGTATCATTAGTGAACAGAAGATCACCTTGCAAGACTCCTTGAATATTAAGTTTGGGAAGAAGACGCAAGCAAGTCTTTAGTTTTGCTGCAAGATCTCCACTGTAATAATGATCCACATCTGCATCACTCAGGCAAATCTTGGGCATCTTAGCGAAGACACCTTTCGTACCAACAAAAAAGTTCTTAGTCGTTGGGTGCCTGCCACAAATGACAGCAGGAGCACCATCCCACTTGGTAGTTACATTCACATTAGAATGCGGTTCACTGAGCATCTTGCCAAGTTCACGGAGAAACTTAACTGCGTTCACACCTCCACGAGATCCTTGATTCAGGATGTCGTCTTCTAGGTGCTCCAGGTGGGTGTTTTGCTTTGCCATACCAGTATTATACCTCGTATCGGATCACGATGGCGTTCTGGCGGACACCTGTAATTTTGTCCTTACCCCTGCCCTTGAGAGCAAGACGCACACCTGCCTGCTTCATCACCTCTCGAACTGCTTTCTCATCGATTGGTTTAACACCATTCTCAGTCAAGAGATGTGTCGCTGCTCGGTCATCACCGTTGAATAGCATTGCACCTGTCATACACTCGTGTGTCAGGTTATACTTAAAACAATCATATGCTTCTGCAGCAAGGGGCGCTTTCTTAGAACCCAACACTTCCTGCAGTTGCTCATTTAATCCACCAGACTTTTTAGCATCGCTCAACAATCTTTTTGCAGATGGTTGGTCAATAGTGCCAGTAGCATTTTCAAACTTACCTGCTATACGTTCCAGGATCAACTGCAAATAACCTAGCGTTTCAACATTTGCACTGGAAGATCCACAATCTCTAGCAGTTTTTTTCAAAACTTTTTGGAATACGGTGAGTGATTTATCGATACCAGCACTGGTAAGTTGATAAGATTTTCCCCACTTCATAGAACATCTGTAGGTGGTGCTACCAGATGTAAACATAATATCGGTTTTTGGTTCTTCGCCACCGCCACTCATTTTCCTGAATGATTTGTAGTATGCCTGTCTAGCATTCAAATCATTTGGTGCCATATCCTCAACAATCTTTTCGGCGGTCTTTTTAATGTCGTTGGGAATGGCGCCCCATCTTCCTGCAGCATCTTCAAAATCTTTTTCGTTCTGGGCAGTTTTAGCAATGATTTTGCTAGTAGCAACATACATTACTGCGTGCTCAAATTGGAGTCCTTTGTTTGCCACAGGGATAAAAAATACCTTTGAGGTATTTATTCAAGAGGACGGGTAAATGATTTACTTACGATGCTTTTAGCGTCAAGCATCATCTTCATATATTTTACACCTTGCTTGGGTTCTGTGTGATCCCCGCAGGTGAAGATGTCACAGACTGCCATACCCAGTTCTGGCCAGGTATGGATGCTAATGTGACTTTCTGCAAGCATTGCCACACAAGTGACACCCTGAGGATCGAACTTGTGTGAGTTGAGTGCTAACAGAGTTGATTTGCATTTAACTGATGCTTGATAAACAACGTCCCTAACAAAAGTTTCATCATCTAAAAATGTTTTATTGCATTCTTTGAGAGTAAAGAGGATGTGTTTCAATTCATTTGTCTCCTAGGGTGAAATCTTTTAGGGAGTGTGCATCGAGTTGTGCTCGTTTATTATAGTATTCTGCTTCACGCAGGTTATACTCACGGCATTTTTCCTTATCTTCGGCAGCATCACACATTGCGTTCAATTCTTCTTCAGTGTAGTTTGCTGCCAGAGCTGATTCTGGGTGTGCCCAGTCTTTCTGATGGGATTGTGGATCGTGACTTTCAATTCTACCTTGACTTGCAAGTTCACGAATATACTTTTGTTTCCAGTAAAGTGCTTCTGATTTCCAATCCATAGTTAGTCGAAAACAGGGTTTACTTCATAACGATAATGATCTCGGATTCTTTTGAGGCGCTTTGGGTCATTGCCATAGTAACCCATATGCATAGACACACAATCAAAATATCGCAAATCTTCACGATGTGCATCTACAGTATAGTTATCACAGTAATACAGAATCTCCTGAGGAACTTCTGTTTGAACGTGAGTAATCGGATCTTCGATAAAAAATGGAATGGTCATACCCAGTTAGGTTTGCGATGTGGAAGGCGCAGATAGTTGTCTGCTACCCAAGGTTTGGATGCGATGTACATTTTGTA